ATCTGGAGACGGATTCCTGAAGATTGGGGTCTCGACTGCTGGCACCACTGGGTACACAGGTGGAATCTTGATTAACGTCGGTGCTGAGACAATGGCAAACGTCCCAGCAGGAAAACATTGGTATGATCTTGAGATCCACAGTGGTTCTGTGGTTCACAAATTGATAAAGGGAAGATTTGAAGTAGAGCCAGAGGTCACTAGGTAAGGGGAGGTTGATTTCTTGGCACGAATTGTACTAACATACGATAGAGGCACCAGAGTGATCGTCACTCAAGGTGCCATCGGACCGCAAGGACCACCAGGAGATGGTGGTTCTGGGGACATTTACAACTTCGGTGCTACTTGGACCAGAGAAGAAGATCCTTTCCCAGAAACCATTGGTGGAATCGTTGCTGGTTCAACCATCGCTGATGGAACCAACCCCATCGAGATTTTGGAATCCCTCCTATATCCTTATCAGGTGGTGGATTTCACCAACTTCAACGACAACCTGTCAACATACTACGAGCTGGGAGAGACTGCTGGTAATCAAACTGCCAGCTTCAGTTGGTCTACCAGTGGACCCAACGGCAACTGGGTGGGAGATACCACCATTTCATCCACTGAAGAGGGGACAATCGTCTCTGGGATCAGTTACGATGATTCTCCTCAATCATATTCCCACCCAGCATACAGAAAGACTGCAGTCTCAGCGGTCACTTTTACCATCTCCAGTGAACAGACCCAAGGTGCAGATGCTTCTGCGACCACTTCTCTGTTGTGGAGACATGCCGCATACTACGGTCGCGCGGGAACAGATCAGAACCCGTTGGTATTGACAGATGGTGCCGATCTTAGTTTCGCCATTCAAGTACACCCGTTCACTACAGTTAACAATTGGCAGCCTTCAGTTGGTGCCGTGTCTCCTTCCAGTTATGTCTACTTCATATATCCAAGCGAGATATACAACGGAGTTCCAACTGTAACAGACATTACCGATCCAAATGCACCCATTCCAATGCCAGTAACTGATGGTGGTACTTTTAACTATACCAACGATCACGGTGTTACCATCGAATATTACTATATTAGAACCACGAATGCATTGGGTGGGGCAATAGATTTCAAACTAGCAACCTGACAGATAGAAAAAGGGGAAAAGCATGCCAATTCCAGGTGGAGTTCAAGTCGGTGGATTCATTTCACCATCGAGTACAGGAGACTCGTACCCAGTAACCGATCCTACCTATGGACTCGGTGGACTGCGTACTGTAGGTAGCACGGCAGAAAGAGATGCGATTCCAAACCCTCGACGAGAAGAGGGTATGATTGTTTATGTCACAGATAACTCCACCTATTATGGACTTTCTGGTGGTATCGCTAACGGGGACTGGGCGGTACTTCCTCTTGGCGATCTCACTTCTGGTGCTGATGGTGCCACGGGTGCCACTGGTGCTACTGGTGCTACTGGATCCAGCTACTCTGGTGCTACCATCGACAATGGCGACCTTAAACTGACATTCACCAATGCAGAAGGCATTGGTCAGGTTGTGAATCTGGGACGTGTGGTAGGTCCGACAGGTGCCGACGGTTCTGATGGTGCGACAGGTGCCACTGGAACCATTGGCAAGATCACAGACTTCGGTAAAGCCACTATCGACGGAGGTTTTACCCTTGGTTTCGCTGGTCTGACTGGAATTGACACTGCTGTCGGCCTATCTGCTGGCATCCCAACAGTGAAGATTGGAGAGATCGGTTGGCAGAGAGGTGGGGAAACATTCCCAGAGACGATCGGTGGTGTGCAAGCAGGATCTTCTTACGACAACGGGACGAGCATCGCAAGCATCCTAGAGGACATTTTGTTCCCATACCAAGCAGTGTCGTTCGCATCGTTCGCGGTCGGACTGACACCGAATCTATACGAGGTTGGGCAGACTGCTGGGGATTCTTCCAAGGGTGTCTCTTGGACCACTTCAGGACCAGACGCTAACTGGGTTGCTGGATCGGTTGGTGTGGAAATCAGTGATGGGTATGGAACACTCATGAGTGGACAGGATTATGACGACTCACCAGTCGTAGTGACGCACCCAGCATATAACTTCTCAACAAAGGACACTCTCACCTTCACCATCAGTGGTCAGCAAGACCAAGGTGCCGACCCTTCCAGAACGACCAGTATCTACTGGAGAAACAGATACTATTACGGTAGAACTGGTGATGGTTTCTCTGGTGCTGGTCTTACTGGACAAGGTTTCGAAGACGACATCAGTGTCAGCAGGACTTCCGCTAACGGATACACCGTTACCTTCGATAACATTTCGCCTTCCACCAACTTCGGATACATTCTTCTTCCGACTGCTGACTACTCTGGAACCCCAGTCTTCAGAGATCAAAGTACAGGCTTCGGGTGGCCTTTCACGTTGGAAGCAACTTACACCCACACCAACGCATATGGTTTAGGGGTCGAATATGGAATCTGGAAGACCACCAACGCGTTCGGTGGAACACTAGAAATCGGAGTTGAGGTCTGATGGCAATACAAGGCTCTGTTCCCATTGGTGGGTTCATTGCTCCTACTGGTACTTCTGACCAGTATGCTGTCACTGATCCCACATATGGACTCGGAGGGGTCCGCAGAGTAGGTAGTACCGCAGACAGAGATGCAATCTTCTCCCCCAGAAGGGAAGAAGGTATGATTGTCTTCGTGCAGAGCAACTCTACCTATTATGGTTTGATCGGTGGTACTGCCAACGGAGATTGGGTTGAACTGTATCTTGACTCTCCTGGAGGTGGTGGCACCACCCTGGGTGTGATCGGACCAGATGGGTCGGTCCCAGCAGTCAGTACAATCAATCTGTTCGAAGGACAAAATGTTTCAATAAGCGTTTCTGAAATAAATACAGGGACGGCTGGAGTGACTCTATCAGTCGACAGCATGTTTGGCGGAACTTTCGCATGAACCGTCACTAAATTAGGGGATATCAAAAATGGCAAGAGAAAGCTTAATTCAAATTCTTTCCAGTAACACCGCAGTCACTGGACCAGACGACCTCTCAATCGGCGAATTCGCTTATGCAGGAGGTTCCGAAAGACTCTTCATCGGTACTGGTAAAGGTGCTGGATCGTCCGTTTGTATTGGTGCACCAGTCGATGAGGATACCAACCTTGGAGGTGCTGGTGCAACCCATAATGCGTTGGCATCGCAGCTCGCAATCAAGACTTACGTCGATGCCCAGATTGGTGCTTCTGCTGGTGTAACTAGCATCGAGACTTTGACTGGTTCAGTCGATGTGACGACTATTCATGGTATCACCCATAATATTGATGGCGGTGCTCTCAACTTCCGTGGTATCACCGCCACCACTTCCACACCAGGTGTTGCCTCATTCAACTCTAATAACTTCAGTTTTACTGATGCTCAGGTAAATGCAGCATCAATCACTATTCTTGACGACGATGGTGATTCCCAATCTTTCACTCTCGGTGATACAATTTGTATCACTGGTGACAACGGCATACTAACCAATCTGATAACCAAGGCTGGTAACGACGCAACTGTCAACGTCAGAGGTATCAATGCATCCACTTCTACCAAGGGTGTTGCCTCATTCAACGCAGACGATTTCAATGTAAATCTTGGTGCGGTATCTCTAGAAGATTCCGTTTTGAAAGGCATCACGGTAGATGGCTCCAACGTAACACCAAGCACCCACAGAATTGAAATCGACGGTGGTACTGCTGCTGTCTTCAATGTGTCTGCTGCAGGGTTTACTATCGGCGTCCAGCAGGCATCCACTTCCGTCCTCGGTGTTGCCAAGTTCAATAGCGGTGACTTCGCGGTCGATGGTGACGGTGAAGTTACTTTCATCGGATCTTCTGGTGTTTCTTCAGTCACTGGTGTCACTGCCAGTGGTATCAGAACTGATCCGACTTCTGGCGACGTCATCATCTATGGCGTGACGGCATCCACTGGTGGCGACCTTGGTGTTGCCGCTTTCAGCTCGACAAACTTCAGCATCAATCCATCTGCTGGTATTGTGACCATTAAAGATGGTGGTGTCGCCAATGATGAACTGGTCAACAGCAGCATCACAATCAGTGATGGTTCTGGTTCCACCGAGATCTCTCTCGGCAGTGGTATCACGATTGAAGGCACCGCAACAGAAGTCGTAGTGTCTGAAACTGCTGGTACTGTCACTATCGGTCTTCCAACAGATGTAGACATCGATGGCAACCTGACGGTTGGTGGCACCATGGAGTGCGTCAACCTGTACGTCACAGGTACAGCAACTACAGTCGACACCGATCGCCTAGTGGTTGAGGACCCACTGATTAAACTGGCAAGAAACAATGCAACGGATTCAGTTGACATCGGTTTCTACGGTCAGTATGACGATTCTGGCACCAATTATACTGGTCTTGCCAGAGATGCCACAAATGGAAGTTATTATCTTTTCGATAGTCTGACCACAGACCCTCTTAGTGGTACAGACAACGTGGTAGATGTCTCAGGATCTTCAGTTGCTACACTCGTCGCTAATATCAGTGGAGGCACATTCTGATAATGGAGATACATAATGAACGAGAATGGTGACTATGTTAGGCATTTGAACCAAATTCTCATGCAAAAGTACCTTGATTCTGTTTCCGTATCAATACGTCTGGAAGCCAAGGTGCTGGAATTGAGTGAAAAAATAAAGCAACTGGAGTCACAGATAAATGGCTAAAGAATCTGAGATTAGGATATTTAACTCACAATCCTCTGGGGCGACGCCTGATGTCTCCCAGATGGCGTACGGTGAGCTGGCGATCAACACCGCCGATGACAAGTTGTTCTATAAGAGATCAACTTCAGGTCTTGGCACCATTTCTGCTCGTGACCCCTACATGGGGTTCAGATATGAGTACAAAACTGGCGGTGTCACTTCAGGAACTACTGGTGGTATTAATATCTCTGGAAACACTTTCAGTGTTCACCCAGAAGATCTAGATGGAAACGATCTGACTTCATTCTGGGAATCTGTCAGAGTAGCAGAAACTGGCCTAATCTACTGGGCTGCCGAAGACAGAGACAAGACAATCAACAACATGTCCTTTGTCACTGGAGACTACAAATCAGCTCCAGATGACACTGTGTTGACTTTTAACGGCAGCCATCTGGTCAGCAACGCGTTGACAGATGGACAAGACGTTATTGTTCTTGTAACCACAACTGGCAAAACTGCAGACTTACCAACTGTTCCTTCTGAACTGAGATATAGGTTTGCTCCCTATAGCCTTTCGAGTGGGGACACAAAGTTTGCGCTGAGTGGTTACACGATACTGGAAAAAACTGGACACTGGTGCCCTACCGTTGGAGGCGGCATCTGGCCAGATATGGACCAGGCCCCGTTCTATCTTCCTCCTCAGAGGGCATTCTTTAACAAGATTGATATTGATGGTGTCGATGCTACCCTGTTTTTCAAACAAGTTGGTCCAGGTGACATCATCAGTGTTGAAAACGCAGAGACATTTGTTAATGGTGGTGTGACATACAGACCAGGCCAGATTTATATGAGGTTCGTAGTTGGGCAGAACACCTCAACCACAGAGCCCTGGGATGAAAACCAGTACGTTGGGTATTACGACGATGTGGTACAAAACCCTGGTGATAGTGGAGACGCATTCATAATTAACACTGACGGAGAGTGGAGTGACATTACCTACTCTCCCAGTTTTAACCTCGGCCAGAGTGTGGCTGCTGGCAACTTCACGACTGCACTGGAACAACACAACTGGACGCCTGGTGACACAGACAACGACGACGACGGTCTTTTGTTTGCAGTTACCAGAATTCCTTCTGGTGGTGGAGGTCCTTTGGTTGCTGGTCAGAGAGAATTTGACAGAGAAGGAAATATTGTCCTTAGTTACGGTTTCACCAGTGGAACTCCAACCAATAATGGTGAGGTATATGTAGACACCTCCATCATACCAAATAACCAAGTTCAGATTCATAAGACTGGAGAGTTGGGAGAAGATAACAGGCAGATTTTCAGTGATCTGACCAACTCTAGAAGTCTAATCAATATTGTTAGAACCAAAGGTTTCACCGCTGGTGCTGGTTCTGCATATGCGACATACACCGTAGGTCCAGCAGTATATCAAAGTGGCACTTATTGGTCTTTCGATATTGAAGATGCAATCACTGGTGGTACGTCTGGTAATACCTGGGGGTATCCAAGCCTAACTGCTGGTGATCGGGTTAGAATCACCATTTCACCTTTGAAAACCTATAACAACGTTGAAACATTCAACGGGGTAACTGGTGACGTAGAAGGCGTCTCTTCGTTCAATGGTTTGACAGGAACCGTTGATACCAGTTCATTGACACTCCATGTGGCAGGTATCTCAAGTGATGGTGGGATTACGGTAGGTAATTTGTTCATAGGAACAAACGAAAAAATTATGAGTGTCACAGACACTGATGACTTTGTTAACTTTGGTGTCAATAAGTTCGAGATTTACCAAGATAACTCCAGAATGATTAAAGCAGACGCCACAAGAGTCTATGTTGGTTCTTCTGGTACAAATAAGGATCTATATGTCTTCGGTAAGTTAAAATCCTATGATGAGTTGAATGCCTTAGTAGGTATCTCACTGGATGCTGGCGGCATTACCTTCCCAGACGGAACCCACCAAGACACAGCAGCAACAAGCATTACTGATTACGTCGAATCATTCAACGGAGCAACTGGTGCAGTAGAAGGTGTATCTTCAGTCAACGGAGCAACTGGAGACATAACCGCTGGTGGTGCGGGTATTCGATTCACATTCGAACCATCGGTTCCATCAATGGGTGCTGGAGAAATCTGTATCACCTCAGCGGTCATGACGGTCAGTTATACATCGGCATCAGGTCTGGGAATGACTGGTGCTATTCAAGACTTCTATGATGCTGGTGGTGGATCTGTTCTTGTGTCCAGTGCTGATGGAAATAGAGTTTTATACATCGGAGACATTCCATCATCTCAGTTGACAGACGTTTCTGGTTCATCCTACTGGAGATTTACCTTCAGTGGAACCGATCTGATCAATGACGAAGCAAATATGGTATCTGGTGAAAACCTGTTCCTGAGTCTGGTTCCAAGAAAGACCGTCACCTCATCCTACGCAGGACATATCTACGCCCCATCCGAGGGAACCTACTACCTCGATCCACGGGCACCAGTCGGAAGAACCATCACAGAGTTCTATGCCATCTGCGGAACAGGTGGAATCTCTGCGGATCTCTACAACTCTGGTGCAACAGTCGGATCTCTCAATGTCACACCAACGGGTGCCACCGCATCTCTGTCAAACACATCACTTGCCGAAGGTGGAACACTCGAAATGGTGACATCCAACTATAGTGCTTGTTATGACTTTAGATTTGCGGTGAGGTACACTCAATGAGCAACTGGTTTGGTGGAGAACTGTGTGGAGAAGAACCTGCTCTCTGTGTGGAGGTGCGGGTTGATACTGCCGAACAATCTGGTGTTGGTAATTTTGGGTTTAGTCGGATTGCCGCTGCAACCAATAATGTGTTGATCGACTGGGGTGACGGAAGTTATCCAGAAACAGTGACTACAACTGGTGGTATTACTCACGGTTATGCAGACTCAACAAAGAGATATCTTGTCAAGATATATGCAGCAAATCCAAGTCACGCATTTGGAAATAACTCGTACCTTAGTAGAAACTATGACGAAAACAAGATCACTGAACTCGTCGCGATGGGTGACATCAAATACGATGGGTTAGGAAGCAGCGATCATGGTTTATTTCGCGAAGTACGGTCAATGGTCGGTACTCCTCTGAAGTCTTCTGCTGATTTAAGAAATATTAGTTCAAACGGATTTTTCCGATTATTTAATCTTGCTACTGTTTTTAATGGAAACGTCGGCTCTTGGGATGTGTCAAGTGTGACGAATATGCGTCAAGCATTTAATAACGCAGTGGCGTTCAACCAAGATATAGGATCTTGGGATGTTTCGAATGTGACAAATATGAGAAATCTGTTCGATAATGCATCTACGTTCAACCAAGATATAGGATCTTGGGATGTTTCGAATGTGACAAATATGAGAAATCTGTTCGATAATGCATCTACGTTCAACCAAGATATAGGATCTTGGGATGTGTCAAGTGTGACAAATATGAATCAGATGTTCAATAGTGCTGGCGTATTCAACCAAGATATCGGTTCGTGGGATGTTTCGAATGTAACGGACATGGGGTTGATGTTCATTGGTGCATCTTCCTTTGACCAAGATATCAGCGGATGGAGCCCTTCTACAACTGCTGCTAATTTTTCTGGTATGTTGGCCAATAGCGGATTATCCGTAGAGAACTACAGTAAATGGTTGATTTGTCTTGCGAACTGGGCATATGACAACAGTTACACCACTGCCGAATCTCTTGGTGCATCTGGACTTCAGTATAACAATACGACATACACGGGAATCGGATCGGGTCAATATACCGATGCAGTGTCCGCAAGAGCATATCTTGTAACGACTCTTGGTTGGACCATCACTGATTCAGGACAAGCATAATGCACGAACATATAACGACACAAACGACATGGTGTATTGCTCACGGACTTGGTGAGAAGATTCACTATGCACAGGTGAGAGAAGGAATCGTGATCACCACAGGACAACCGAATCTGGAGTTGTTCTACAATCGTGCCGAGTGGGAATCACGACTCACGGAACTTGGTATTGCAGTAGAACTCCCAGAGGAAGATGAGATCCCACTCGAACCAACGACAGACGATTTGTTGTTCACTGATTCGGTGGATGACTTTCTATACGAAGACAAAGGATTCCGCCATGTCGCGAATCCATATCGCAGAGAATACTAAATAGAATAAAGGAGAATATAGAATGAAATCACTCTATCCATTCGCAGACATCATGACACTCATGAGTAAGATCGAAGGTAACATCACCAAGTTGGGTGTTATCTACACATCACAAGAGGAAAGAACCGCAACCGATGAAGCGCTCATCGACTCATTCCTTGCAAAAGCAACAGAACTTTCAACAGCAGCAAACGCACTGAAGGGTATCACATTTGATAACGGAGGTGCCTGATGGCAATCACAGATCCTGAAGCGATCAAGTTCGTCAATGAGTACATTCGCCCAATGTGCGAAACAGTTCGTTACATGGGTGCAAGAGGTGCAGACTTCGCAAACAAGTGGGCACAGATCGCTGGTGAGTTTCCAAACGACCCAACAGAGGTCGTAGAAGACGGAAGAGAGAGCCAAGGTGTCTCTCGTCTCACTGGTGCTGATATCAATGCAGTCGCTGGTGCATTCACCACTCTTCTCTCGGAAATCTCTGGTGCAACCGCACAAGCCATCATCAGCAAGCCATGCGTTCGTCCTCTACTGTACAGCCCAGAATCTGGCTTGTGATACTAGATGGGTTGACTCCAGAACGCCTATCGAATAAATTAAGAGTCCCTTCAAGGGGGTTGGAATAAAACACACAGGAGAATTCTAGACTATGAACGGTTTGCCTACTCTTCGTTATTTTCGTACCCACTCCAATGTTCAACATCCAGTACTGAGCACACAAGAAGCCGCATGCTATGATCTTTGTGCACATCTCCATGGACCAGTGTCTTCTGAAGACAGGTTCCCAGAGATCAGATCAGTCACTCTCTACACCCCACACAACGAGATGATTACGGCTGTCGTTGAGACGGTGTTCGTCAACGACGAGCCACAGTCCTCGGTCTTGATCCCACCGCGCCACCGTGCTGTAATTCCTACTGGTGTCGTTTTCGACATCCCCAAGGGATTCTCGGTTAGGCTTCATCCACGATCTGGACTTTCGATCAAGAAGGGATTCATCGTGGCGAATTGTGAAGGAGTCATCGATTCTGACTACTTTCATGAGATCAAGGCTCTGATGGTCAACAACAGTGACATGCCCATTACGATTAATCATGGGGATCGGATCTGCCAAGCAGAGTTGGTTCGAGTAGAACCACACACTTTCGAAGAGACAAACGTCCGACCAGAGCAAAGGACCGACCGTGTTGGTGGTCTTGGATCTACTGGTATTCAGTAATGAGGTGAAAAATGAATCGTGATGAATTGATTGAATATCATGTTGATCTTTGCGATGCTGCTAGAGAGCTGATGCGTCTCAAGAATCACGACTACGCTGGTGAAGGATCCAGCAACCCATGGATGAATTTCGAGCGATCTGAACTGATGGGTGTTTGCAAGACAGAGCAGGCATTCATGGTCCGAATCCTCGACAAGATCAGCAGACTGATCACGTTCGTCGATGCTGGTCAGCTACAAGTCAAGGAAGAAAGTGTCTTTGACTCTATCGTTGATTTGATCAACTACCTCGTCCTCTTTGGTGCCTTCGTCAACGAGAAGAAGGATACCAACCGACCAGTTCGAGGTCAGGCTGGATTTCTGACCGAAGAAGATCTTGACGACCCAACGCCCAACTGCTAGAATGAGAGAATGAGCGAAAAGAAATTCTATACCAATGTGGTCACATACGGCAACACGATCTACTACCGAGGTTATGAAAACGGAAAAGCCGTAAAGACCAACCCAGAGTTCAATCCGACTCTCTTCATCCCCTCCAGACGCGAAACACGATATCGCAACCTGGAGGGGTTGTTTGTTGAACCAGTACATCCAGGCTCCATTCGAGATTATCGCGAATTTATCAAGAAGTACGATAATGTCGGTGGCATGCGCATCTACGGCGACATCAATCTCGAATGCCAGTTTATCGGAAAGGAGTTTCCACAAGAAGAAGTGGATTACGACTTCAGCATGCTGAAAGTCGCGACCATCGACATCGAGACTACGTGTGATCACGGATTCCCTGACATCGACAACCCCAAGGAGAAGATCATTGCGATCACTATTCAGATTGGTGATAAAACTACTAGTTTGGGTCTGGGTAGTTTCAATATTGTGGGTGTCGATTCTTTTGATTACGTTGAAGAACGGGACCTCCTGACCACATTCCTCGATTTCTGGGACAATGAGAGACCAGACATCGTGACAGGATGGAACATCCGATTCTTCGACATCCCCTATCTTTTTGCACGAATCACTGAAGTGCTCGGTGAGAAGGAAGCAAAGAGGCTTAGTCCATGGCGAATCACTAAGGAGAAGAGTGTTCATCGCCGTGGTCGAGAGCAGAAGATCTTTGATCTCGTCGGCATCGCGGTCATGGATTACTTCGATCTCTACCAAACGTTCACATACACGAACCAAGAGTCCTATCGACTCGACCACATCGCGTACGTTGAGCTTGGTGAACGCAAGTTGTCATACGAAGAACACGGATCGATCCGCGAGTTCTACAAGAATGACTTCCAGAAGTTCATGGAATACAACGTCAAAGACGTTCATCTTGTGACTCGTCTTGAAGAGAAGTTGAAGTTGATGGAGTTGGCAGTCGCTCTCGCCTATGCCGCCAAGGTCAACTTCATGGACGTCTTCTCTCAGGTCAAGATGTGGGACTCCATCATCTACCATTATCTTAAGGCTCACAACATCGTCATTCCTCCTCGTGCGGTGACGAAGAAGGCAGAACAGTACGCAGGTGCTTATGTGAAGGAACCAATCGTCGGAATGCATGATTGGATCATGTCCTTCGATTTGAACAGTCTGTATCCCCACCTGATTATGCAGTACAACGTGAGTCCTGAGACCAAGGTGGCAAACACCGAGAAGGGTATGATGCTCGGACTGATGAGTCCAGACAGACTGCTGAATCCGACCGAAGGAACGCAGTCCTTCCTCGATGAGTGGAAGGAGCAAGATCTCTCCATTGCATCGAATGGTGTAACCTTCACTCGCAAGTTCAAGGGATTTTTGCCTGCGATCATGGAGAAACTCTACGAAGAGCGAAAGGTCGCCAAGAAGAAGATGATCGAGTGTCAGCAGGCAGCAGAGAAAGACCCTGGCAATAGGAAGATCGAATACGACATCACCAAGTACAAGAACCAGCAGTTGGTCCGCAAGGTACAGTTGAATTCGGCATATGGTGCAGTTGGTAATGAATACTGCCGATACTACGACGTTGAGCTGGCAGAGGCAATCACGATTTCTGGTCAATTCAGCATCAGATGGATTGAGCACAGACTGAATGAATATTTCAATAAAGTTCTGGGCACGGAGAAGAAAGATTATGTTGTTGCAATCGACACTGACTCAGTGTATCTTCGGGTTGGCGACCTTGTGTCTCGTTTCTGCCCACATAAGACGGAACAAGAAATTGTTGATTTCCTCGATAGAACGGCAGAAGAGGCTATCCTCCCATTCATCGATCGAAAGTACGAAGAGATGGCGGAGAAGGTCAACGCGTACCAGCAGAAGATGAAAATGGGCAGAGAGGCAATCGCTAACAAGGGCATCTGGACTGCCAAGAAGCGATACATCCTCAACGTGCTCGATAATGAAGGTGTTCGGTACGAGACTCCCAAGATCAAGGTGACAGGAATCGAGACGACGAGAGCATCGACTCCTGAAGCTGTCCGCAAGTTCTTGACCGAGACGATTCGTCTGATCCTTGACACAGATGAAGATACGGTGATTAACCACATCGAAGAAGTGAGGAATCATTTCAATGGTCTGACTCCAGAAGAGATTGCGTTCCCGAGAGGAATCAAAGGTCTGAAGAAGTACGGAGATTCAAGCAGAGTTTATGCACCTCACACTCCGATCGCGACCAAAGGCGCTTTGCTGTACAATTACCATTTGAAGAAGAACGGACTCCTCAATAAATACCAGGCAATTCAAGAGAATGACAAAGCAAAATTCATCTATCTGAAATTGCCCAACACGATCAGAGAGAGGGTGATCACCTTCCCAGACGGACTGCCGAAGGAGCTCGATCTTCATGATTATGTTGACTATGACACGCAGTTCGAGAAATCGTTTCTCGATCCATTGAAGTCTATTCTGGAAGCCATCGGTTGGAGTTCAGAAAGAGAAAGCACACTTGAAGGACTTTTTGTATGACTGATTTTTTGCAAACGATCATCAAGGACTCTGGCAACAAGTACGCAAGCATTGTCGATGAAGGAGTGGAGGGGAGCGACATCAGTGGATTCATTAACACTGGTAGCCTCATCTTTAATGCACTCCTGTCTGGCGACATTTATGGCGGAATTCCAGACAACAAGATTATCGCACTCGCTGGAGAAAGTGCAACAGGCAAGACTTACTTTGCACTCGACATGTGCAAGAAGTTTTTGACCGACAATCCAGAAGCAGCGGTTCTCTACTTCGACACCGAGCAAGCAATCACCTCTGGTATGATCAAGGATCGCGGTATCGATCCCAAGAGAGTGGCGATCTTCCCAGTTGCTACTGTCGAAGATTTCCGACACCAGTGTATCAAGATCGTTGATAAGGTGCTGGAAATGGACAAGAGTGAGCGAAAGCCCATGATGATTGTGCTCGACTCTCTGGGCATGCTTTCGACCAACAAGGAGATCAACGATACCGCAGAAGGTAAGGACACGAGAGACATGACTCGTGCACAGTTGATCAAAGCGACCTTCAGGGTGTTGACTCTTAAGCTCGGTCAAGCACACATTCCGATGCTCCTCACCAATCACACTTATGACGTAGTTGGTGCATATGTTCCCACCAAGGAGATGGGTGGTGGGTCTGGTCTGAAGTATGCAGCATCGACCATCGTCTATCTCTCCAAGAAGAAAGACAAGGATGGAACCGACATCATCGGTAACATCATCAGGTGCAAGTTGTTCAAGAGCCGCCTGACCAAGGAAAACAAGCAAGTTGAAGTCCAACTCAATTACGACACAGGACTCAACCCATACTACGGCCTAGTGGATATCGCTGTGAAGTACAACATCTTCAATAAGCTGGGCACTCGCATTGAACTCCCTGATGGAAGGAAGGTTTATGAAAAGCAAATCAACAACAACCCAGAACAATACTACACAGACGAAATTCTCGACCAAATCAACCGAGCTGTTGGCATTGAATTCAAGTACGGATCCAGCGGGACAGAGGAAGATGTTGAGGGAGAGAGCACCGAAGTTTGAATTTCTCGAATCCGAGAATGAAGGAGAGTTTCAGACTATCCGTATTGACAGCGGACCAGCCTCTGGTGTAAAATACCGATATGGTGTGATCTCCTTCAGCGGGATCGATGAAAATGGGGACTTGATCGATGGTGGGGAGCCTTCGATCAATTTCACGTACGAGATCGCGGAAGATTGCGATGTCGAAGTTGATCAGGTGATCATAGATGAAATGGGCAAGGTCCTGTCGGTCTTGCTAGATGCGAAATATGGCGGTGAAGACAATGAAGAACCCATCGACGGAGAAGACGATCCTGAGCAGTCTGGTTCAGGATGAGGAATACCTGCGAAAGGCGATGCCCTTCATCAAAGAAGAGTATTTCGCCGATAGAGTGGAAAGGAAGGTCTTCTGTCAGATTCAGGACTTCGTGTCCAAATACAACAATCTGCCTACACAAGAAGCACTCGGTATTTGCATCTCAGAGATCAATGACTTCACAGAGTCCGATTTCCGTGAAGCGAAAGAATTGGTGTCTGAGATCTTCGAAAAGAAGGAATCGCGACCAGACCAGAAATGGCTCGTGGACACGACTGAGAAATTTTGCAAAGATAAAGCGATTTACCTTGCTATTCTAGAATCCATCCAGATCATAGATGGCAAATCGAAGCACGACAAGGGTCATCTTCCCAAGTTGTTGCAAGATGCACTGTCTGTTTCTTTCGATACACATGTTGGTCATGATTACATCGAAGATGCAGAAGATCGATACGAGTTTTATCACCGCAAAGAAAAGAGAATCGCATTTGATCTTGACTACATGAACAAGATCACCAATGGTGGGACTCCGACCAAGACTCTCAACATTGTGCTTGCTGGAACTGGTGTGGGTAAGTCTCTTTTCATGTGTCACCATGCGGCAAATTGCCTCTCTCAAGGCAAAAACGTTTTGTACATCACATGCGAGATGGCAGAAGAGAGAATCGCAGAGAGAATCGATGCGAACCTAATGGACATCACGATGGACGAGCTCCACGAGTTACCCAAGGATTCCTATGAGAAGAAAATGGCAAAGGTAGCTGGCAGGGTTTCTGGTGCTCTGATTGTCAAGGAGTACCCTACTGCAACCGCCAATGTGAATCACTTTCGATCTCTGCTTGAAGAGTTGAAGATGAAAAAGAATTTCGTCCCCGACATCATCTTCGTGGATTACCTCAACATCTGTGCTGCTGCGAGATTTAAGAATGCAGCGAACGTCAACTCATACATGTATGTCAAGGCGATCGCAGAAGAATTGCGTGGTCTGGCGATGGAGACTGAGATACCCGTCTTTTCTGCTACCCAGACCAACCGCACAGGATTCACTAGCTCAGACGTAGGACTGGAAGACACCTCGGAATCTTTCGGTCTGCCACAGACCGCCGACTTCATGTTTGCTTTGATCGCCAATGAAGAATTGGATCAGTTGAACCAGATCCTAGTCAAGCAGTTGAAGAACAGATATGCTGATCCCGCCACGAACCGCAGATTCATCATCGGGATAAATAGAGCGAAGATGAAATTGTACGATGTCTCTTCTGCTGACCAAGACGATCTTGTAGATTCAGGTCAAAGCGGATACATAAGGGACGATCTGGGTGATAAGTTTAAAGTAGGAGAGAAGTTCTCCGATTGGACTCTTTGAGGATACTATTATGACTGATAGAAACGACGACAACTACGACCGACGCGCCCTGGAAGAAGCAGAGATGGAAGAATGGCGGCAGTGGGCAGAATCTTGGATCAACGAAATCGATGAGGAACATGGTGCTGGTGAAGTCGGCACTGATGAATTGATCAACCAATACAAGAGAGACACTCCAGGGCAATGAGCATCATACTCGATCGCCAGTTCATTGACATCGCTGGTAGAAGCCTGAGAAATTTCAAGTGGAAAAAAGAAGGACTTGCCAACTGCTCCTGTCCCATTTGCGGTGACAGCAAGCGAGACAAGAAGAAGGCAAGAGGTTATTTCTATAGTAAGCATGGCAAGTTTTTCTACAAGTGCCACAATTGCGATTATTGGGCGAACCTGTACACATTCCTGAAGGACACCAATGTTAGCCTTCATAAGGAATATTGCATTCAGTCATGGCTCCAGAGTCCCGCTTACAGCGAGAAGAAGAATCAGAAAAGGGGAGATGAGATGTTTGGACTGAAGAACAGCAAGCCCAAGTTCAAAGACAAGATGCTCAAAGGGTGCAAATGTCTGAAAGATCTTCCTAAGGATCATCCTGCAGTTCAGTTTGCTGATCTTCGCATCATCCCCAAGCAACACTGGGACAAGCTGTTCTTCACCGAGAATTTCGGTGATCTCGCTGCAAACCTCGACCCAGAGCAGAAGCTCCTAAAGTATGACCCAAGAATCGTGATTCCTTTTTATAACAAGGAAGGAGGGGTGGTAGCGGTTCAAGGTCGTGCTCTCAGCATGAAGGCAGAAAACGAAGCACGCAAGACCGTGAAGTACATCACCGTCAAGGCAGACAAGAGCATCGAACGTCTATGGTACGGGATGTGGAGGGCAAACCCAAAAAAGAGAGTGTACGTTGTTGAAGGACCGATCGACAGTCTGTTTTTGGCGAATGCAGTCGCCATGGTCGGTGCTGGTTCTGCTAGCAACATCCCTTCCAGATTTGCTAATTCTGATATGGTTTTCGTGCTTGATAATGAACCTAGAAACAAGCAAATCATCAAGTATAACCAAAATCTCATCGACGCAGGTCACAAAGTTTGTATTTGGCCTAAGACGATAGACAAGAAAGACGTCAACGATATGGCGTATGACATGAGTGTCCGTGACATTCAGAAAATGATTGATAGAAACACATTCAGCGGACTTGAGGCGTCGCTGAGACTTAAGGAATGGAGTGTTTGATATGAACAGTTTTAATTGCAAGTTTGAGTATCTTTGGTTGGACGGGTATGAAACACCCAACATCAGAAGCAAGACCAAGTATGTGACCATTCAGACTGAGAATGACAATCTTAGGATGGAAGATATTCCAGAGTGGTCTTTCGACGGATCAAGCACGGAACAGGCAGAAGGTGGAAACAGTGACTGTGTGCTCGTCCCAGTGAAAGTTTACAAAAACACCATCGAGCAGACGTATGGGGTCAATTCGTTCATTGTCCTTTGTGAGGTGATGGACCGAAATTATGGTATCCATCCGTCCAACACTCGTGCCAAGCTGAGAGATGCCATTTCTCAGCATGGAGGGGAGGACATGTGGTTTGGTATTGAGCAGGAGTATCTTCTGGTTGATCCCAAGATCAGACGTCCTTATGGTTGGCCTCCTAGCGGTTTCCCGAACCCTCAGGGTCGATATTATTGCGGAGTTGGTGGCGATGTCGTCATTGGAAGGGATTTAGTTGAGGCTCACGCGATATCTTGCCTTGAAGCAGGAATTCCTATTTGCGGAACCAACGCAGAAGTGATGCTTGGGCAGTGGGAATATCAAGTCGGTACTGCTAACGCCCTGGATGTTTGTGATGATCTGTGGGTAGCACGTTACCTGCTTGAAGTCCTCGCGGAGAGAGAAGGACTCGCTGTTTCGCTGACCCCCAAGCCTATTCAGGGAGATTGGAACGGTTCTGGTGCACACATCAACTTCTCTACCGAATTCCTTCGAGAAGAAGGCGGAGAAGAGTATATCAACGACGTCATCAAGGCTCTTGAAGAGAACCACGATCAGCATATCGACAACTATGGAATCGATAACGATCTTCGGTTGACTGGCAACCACGAGACTGCATCGATCGATACTTTCTCCAGCGGAAATTCTGATCGTGGTGCTTCCATCCGAATCCCACCCTCAACTGCCAAGACCAAGAAGGGATATCTGGAAGATCGACGTCCAGCATCTAACATCGATCCATACCGAGCTGTCCGATGTCTGGTCGAAACCGTTAGCAAGGTCCCCACTCGACAGGCGGTGTCTTCATGAGTTCATGGCTTGAGGTACCTGTCAAGGGTGTTCAAGGAGGGTTCGTACAACTCATCGACTTCATGGGGAGTGATCTGACGGTCTGCAACGCGGCGAGAGTATCATTCGCCAAGGAGACAGATTGGGAAGTCGACAAGGAAGCAGCACATAGACTCGCCGCTAGCGGGTCTTCTGTTCCTCTGTCAGAGTTGGTCAGACTCAGCGAGAAAGATCAGAAGCTCTTGAAGTATCTCGCTGAACACGGGCATTGGACTCCCTTCGCCCACCCACAGTTGACCTTCAGGATCAAAGCACCGATTTCTGTTCGAACGCAATTCTTCAAGCACAAGCAAGGATTCGTTGAAAACGAAATCAGCAGGAGATATGTTTCTTTCGAGCCTGAATTCTACTACCCGAAGTGGAGAGGCAAACCCACAAATGGTGCCAAGCAAGGCAGCGAAGACTTCCTGGAAATCGCACCCAACACGCAGAATCTCTATGATCAAGCCATCCGAGCAGCGATGTATGCATACAACAATCTCTTGGACAGCGGTGTTGCACCAGAACAAGCAAGATTTGTCTTGCCACAGGGCATGTTCACCGAATGGTTCTGGACTGGGAGTCTTGCTGCTTTCATGAGATTTTACAACCAGAGGTCAGAAGAACATGCACAGTGGGAGATCAGGCAGTACGCAGATGCGATCATGGGTGTAGTCAAAGACCATTTCCCTTGGTCGGTCAAATATCTTGTGGGCGAAACTAACTGAGTATAGATACATCTGCGTCTATTAATTTAAAGGAGCAAAAATGAGCAAAGAACTTCCCACTTCATATCAGTCTTTCATTCACCTTTCCCGATACTCCAGATGGCTGGAAGAAGAGGGAAGGAGAGAAACGTGGGATGAAACTGTCACGAGATACATGGACTTCTTCAAGGACCATCTGCAGATGACCTTGGGATACAAGATGGGTCCACAGATCTACAACGAGGTCAAGGACTCGATCCTGAATCTTGAGGTCATGCCTAGTATGAGATGTCTCATGACTGCTGGCGAAGCACTAAAGAAGGACATGGTAGCTGGATATAATTGCTCCTATCTCGCCATCAACAGAGTACGTGCTTTTGATGAGATTCTTTACATTCTCATGTGTGGCACTGGTGTCGGTTTCAGTGTCGAAAGAGAATACGTCGCCAAGCTTCCGACCATCGCAGAGGAATTCACCGAGTCTGATACCACTATCGTCGTTCAGGACAGCAGAATCGGTTGGTGCAAGGCGCTCCGTGAATTGATTTCGCTCCTGATCACTGGACAGGTGCCTAAGTGGGATCTTTCCAAGGTAAGACCAGCAGGTTCAAGACTCAAGACCTTTGGTGGTCGATCTTCTGGTCCTGAGTCTCTAGACGAACTGTTCCGATTTACAGTCGAGAATTTCAAGAAGGCTGCTGGTCGCAAGATGACTAGTCTTGAATGCCACGATCAGGTGTGCAAGATCGCTGAAATCGTGGTAGTCGGTGGTGTTCGTCGTGCTGCTCTCATCTCACTTTCATCTCTCACTGATGAGAGAATGCGTGGTGCCAAGCATGGACAGTGGTGGGTGATCGATCCTCACCGTGCTCTGAGCAACAACTCTGTCTGCTACAAGGAAAAGCCAGAAATGGGCACCTTCATGCAAGAGTGGTTGTCTCTTTATGAGTCGAAGAGCGGTGAGAGAGGGATCTTCAACAGAGATTCCGCCAAAAGAACCGTAGAAGCGAACGGTCGAAGAGATCCAGGCCATGATTTCGGTACTAACCCATGTTCCGAGATCATCCTTCGAGATCGTGAGTTTTGTAACCTCTCAGAGGTCGTGGCTAGAGAGGGAGATAGTACAGAAGACATGGAGAGGAAGGTCCGAATCGCCACTATCATCGGAACGTGGCAGTCTACTCTTACAGATTTCAGGTATCTTTCTGCCGAATGGAAGAAAAACTGCGAAGAGGAGAGACTCCTCGGTGTTTCAATCACTGGCATCATGGACAACAATGTTCTGAACGGTAAGGCCGCTCAGGGTGTTCTTCCTCAACTTCTGACCAAGTTGAGGGAGGTAGCAGTCTCCACTAACAAGGAATGGAGCAATAGACTGGGGATCAGTCAGTCTACCGCAATCACCTGTGTCAAGCCTTCTGGTACCGTGTCACAGTTGGTAGACTCTGCGTCTGGAATCCATGCACGACACAATCCGTACTACATCAGAACTGTTCGTGCATCGATCAAGGATCCTCTATGTGACTTCATGATTGAAAGTGGGTTCCCCCACGAGCCGTGTGTCATGAAGGCAGACACCACCATGGTGTTCTCATTCCCAGTGAAGTCGCCAGAAAATGCAGTCTTCCGAAAGGACATGAGCGCAATCGAACAGTTGGAGCTTTGGTTGACGTACCAGAATTACTGGTGTGAACACAAACCGTCAGTCACCATCTCGGTGAAAGAGCATGAGTGGTTGGGGGTCGGTTCTTGGGTGTATGATCACTTCGACGAGGTGTGTGGCGTTTCGTTCCTTCCTTTCAGTGATCACTCCTACAAGCAGGCACCTTATCAGGATTGTTCGAAGGAAGAGTATGAAGAACTGCTCGCCAAAATGCCGACCGATGTTGATTGGGCGGATCTTGCATCCTTCGAAAGAGGAGACACAACCGCTGGTTCACAGAGCATGGCATGCTCTGCTGGATCGTGTGAAGTAGTCGATTTGACCAACTGAGCTTCTGAAAACTTCGTTCAAAATACATAGATGAAAGGAGGATTATCCCTATGAGAAACAATCCGCAAAGCATCTATGAGGCCTATCGAAGCATGAGAGAGGCCGCCCGTGGTGGGGGTCAACTTCCTCCACCAGAACCACAGCCAGCAATGCCACCATCGCATTCACCTGGGTCGCCCGTGAGACATGTATGGGACAACCCATGGGATCCAGCAACTGGTGGCGGTAAAGGATGGTGGATCCCAATCCCAGACGGCAACGGAGGCTGGACCTGGCACTGGGACCCATGGGCTGGTGGATACTACGGTCCTTGGAATTACGAATGACCTTCTTGGGACCCTAACGGAACCCTAACTCCGTGTTAAGATTTTGTTAGACCTTTTGGACCCCCCTTCCTAATATCAGGAGGGGGGTTTTCTTATGAATCGATGGGTTGACACGGAACAGCCGTTGTGGTAAAATGGGTGTATGAGCAAGAATGTCAACATCGAGTCCAAGACCCTCCTCGCGAAGCTGCTTGCCACCGAGGACATCCGAGTCGAACACCAGCCCGTCCATACGGCGATGTTCAACACCGAGTCGCGTGTTCTGACTCTTCCTATGTGGAAGGACATGGACAACCATCTCTACGACATGTTGGTCGGTCACGAGGTTGGTCACGCGTTGTTCACCGAGACGGATGTCCTCGGTGCAATCAAGACCATCGATCCCGATGAAGAATTCGGACAGGAAGTCGTCATGGACTACCTGAACGTGGTCGAAGATGCTCGCATCGAGCGACTGATGCAGGACAAGTTTCCAGGGTTGCGTCGTGACTTCCGAAAGGCATACTCCGATCTGATCGAGCGAGATTTCTTCGGTGTCGCTGACCGAGACATCTCTGAGATGCGGTTCATCGACCGAATCAACCTGCACTTCAAGGTCGGCACCATGATGAATGTGCCGTTCGACACCGATGAGCAGACGTTCGTCGATCAGATCGCCGAGTGCGAGACGTTCGAGGATGTCATGAACACCGTGTGGGATCTTCTCGACTACGCGTCTCAGAAGCAGAAGCAGAAGCAGCAGCAGGAGGTACAGACTACCGAGCCTGGCGACGGTCCTGAGCAGCAGGACGAAGAGCAGCAAGGTCAGACCAACGGTGATGGTGCTGAATCTGGCGAAGGTGAAAGCGACACCAACATGGCAGCCGATGGTGATGGTGATGCCAACGATCAGGAAGGTGTCTCTGGTGCATGCGACGGTGCATCGATCAACTCGACTGGTGGTTGCTGCTCTCTCGAACGATCCGAGACGCAGCAGGCATTCGACAAGAGCATGCAGGAGATGGCGAACTCGGTTCGCGAGGATCGACCCGTTCAGTACATCACCATCCCCGAAGTCAATCTGGACAAGGTGGTGGTCACCACCAGTGAGCTGCTCGAAGTCTTCCGAAAGGCAGACACCTTCGGCAACGGTAAGAATGCTTTGTACGCAGACTTCTCCGCTTTCCAGAAGGAAGCATCCAAGATCGTCGGCAACATGGTCAAGCGGTTTGAAATGAAGAAGGCCGCCGATGAGCACAAGCGAGCCATGACTTCTGACTCTGGTATCCTCGACACGGTGAAGATGATCAACTACAAGTGGTCTGACGACATCTTCCTGAAGACCACCGAGATCGCCGAAGGCAAGAGCCATGGTTTGGTGATGATCGTCGATTGGTCTGGATCGATGGGTCCCGTGATCCACGACACGGTGAAGCAACTCATGGTCCTCGTCATGTTCTGCAAGCAGGTTGGTATCCCGTACGACGTCTACGCATTCACCAGCCATTGGGGCGGGCAAGGTGGTGCCACGGTGGCCGACGTCGCGGTCAAGAACCCCAAGGTCGGCGATGTCATGGTCGGCACCGACGCGACTATGGTGAACATCATGTCTTCTGAAGTCAAGAAGTCAGAATGGGTCGAGCTCATGACCTACATGTTCAGTCACTCTCGCGGACTGGATTACGGCAAGGCTAAGTCCTACGACGTCACTGCGCCTGGTTTCTTCCTCGGTGGTACTCCTCTCGAAGATGCCATCGTCACGACTCGCCAGATCCTGATGGAATTCAAGAAGCGGCATGGTGTGCAGATCGTCAACTCCGTCTTCTTGACCGATGGTGCTGGTTGTGGCGGTCCCCTCCGCAGCAACATGATCTACAACGGCGAGGAGTTTGAATATTCAAATGCTAGCGGCAACTGCAACGTGATCCGTACCACCAAGGGTACCTTGGTCGGTCCGACCGATGGCAGTCACGTCGGGTGGCATCACAACTGGACCAAGTACATGCTCGAATGGCTCAAGGAGGAGACTGGCATCGAAGCAGTTGGCATCTTCCTCACCGACAAGCGAGAAGCAGACTATAGGATCAATGAGGATGTCCAGGACAAGTCCAAGAAGCAGAAGATGCTTGAGACTCTCAAGTCTGATCTGGCAGTCGCTCTCGGTCGCTTTGGTGGGTACTCGCAATTCATCATGATGATCCAAGATAACAAGAAGGTCAAGGGTCTGGATGATGTGAATGCTGGTGCCAAGCCCGCTGTGGTGGCAAACGCAATGATCCGAGATGCCAAGAAGAGGAAGGTGGTCACTCGGATCATGGATGCTTTCGTCGATGCGATCGCTAAGGAGGGATGACATGGGGAACACGGGGGGAGATTGGAAAGGGTGGAAGGCTCGACCCAACAACAGGGCCAACACTTGGTCTGGGAAGGCGAATCCAAAGAAGGATCGCCGAGAATGGAAAAGGAACAGGAATGATCGAATCGATCGTGAAGGACGCGGTTCAAGAGATGGTGGTGACTGAAGTCACCCACGATCTAGGACCCATTATCGTCGTTGGTTTCCTTTCTCTCGTGATGTTTGTGGGATACCACATCTGCAACAAGATCGAAGACTCTGCATCCAAGGCTCGCAACAAGCGAAAGGCTATCTGAAATGACTGATCAAACCGTTTTCTACGCCGTGTGCACCATCGTCGGTATCTCTGGTTGGTTTTTCTACTTTCTCGCTTTCAAGGGTGACAAGCAGCGATGATTGTCTCTATTGCAATTCTGACCGTCTGCGTGTGCAATCTGATCATGGTCTTCTACAGCAACAAGGATTCTTGACATGCGATCTGTGATTCTCGCTTTGGGTGTCTTCTCTTCTGCTTGCTTCGGTGCCGATCACCGCAATCTTTTGGATGCCTTGTGTAGGGTGGAGTCGAATTGCCAGGAAGATGCAGTTGGTGACAACGGGAACGCGATCGGTCCATACCAGATTTGGAAGGTCTACTGGAGGGATGCGGTCGATTTCGATCCTTCCATCGGTGGATGTTACGAGGACTGCATAGATAAGGAGTACTCCGAAAAGGTGGTCCTAGCATACTGGAAGCGGTACGCGACTGAACGACGCCTTGGTAGGCCAGTGACCGACCAAGATCGTGCAAGGATTCACAACGGAGGGCCTCTCGGATACAATAAGAAGTCGACCGAGAAGTATTGGAAGAAGGTGAAAGATGTCCTCACACAGAGTGCACCCAGCAGGGAAAGGTGATTCACCCCGTAAGATGGACATGAAGAAATACCGCGAGAATTACGAAAAGATCTTCGGCAAGAAGAATAGTCCCAAAACCCCCAAAGGAAAGAAATCGTCATGAATGATATTATGATTTTGAAGCTGACCACCCAAGAAGACATCGTGTGTAGGCACGAGTATCATGAAGAGACTGGTACCCACGTGATGAAGTCGCCTTGTGTGATCGTCGTCACTCCGAACGGATTCGGTGCCATGCCATACACCCCGTACGCGGAAGACTGGGAGTCTGGGATCTCGATCAGCGAGGAATTTGTGATGTCGGTCCTTGTGCCGAATGAAGAAATGAAGAACCAGTACAACACTGCCTTCGGGAACGGTTTGGTCACTCCACCCAAGCAGAAGCCCGTCGGTGTTGCTGGTGTGATCGGTCCCGACGTCTGATATTATTAAGGGGGGCGTAGCTCAGCGGATAGTAGCAACGGTCTTCTAAACCGTAGGTCGCAGGTTCGATTCCTGCCGCCCCTGTTGAAGTTGTCTCTGATGAAGATTGAAAAGTACACAGAAGCAGCGATGGAGGTTGCTCTTGAGATCGAACGTCGCAAGAAGCACGTGTCTTTGGTGGTCAGAAATGGGGTGGTCGAATCGGTGGGGGTCAACCAGTTCAAGACTCACCCGCTTGCCAAGAAATATGGTTATCGATATGATGAAGTACATTCCGAGCTTGACGCACTCATACGCTACCGAGGACCGAAGGATGGACTTACCCTTCTCAACTTTCGGTTCAATCGTTTCGGCGAGATGAGGATGAGCAAACCTTGCAAACTGTGCATGCCTTGGTGTGATGTCGTTTTTGATGAAATCTTCTACACCACGACCGAAGGCATAAGACGTTTGAAATGAGATGACGGCACCGTAGCTCAGTTGGTAGAGCAGAGGTTTTGTAAACCTCAGGTCGCAGGTTCGAGTCCTGTTGGTGCCTTTCGGAGGGCAGCGTTTCTGATCCCCTGTAGCTCAGTTGGTAGAGCGGCGAGCTGTTAACTCGCATGTCACTGGTTCGAGTCCAGTCGGGGGAGTTGAAATATCGGGGTGTAGCGCAGTTTGGTAGCGCGGCTGGTTTGGGACCAGCAGGTCGCAGGTTCAAATCCTGTCACCCCGACTGAAATAAATAGAGTATGACTACTCTAGTTGAAAATCTTCCCACCATACAATGTCTTGTACGCAG